ATCATTTAATACTCCATAATTGTTTTGCATTGTTAATAGACTCTCTATCCCATTCATAGGAATCTAAATTAGGATAGAATATTGTTGCAAGTTCTTTTATATCATCAGATATTTGAAAGAACTTATCCATACCTAAACAGATAGAACGAACCTCCTCAATAGCATCATCAATATTATCAATTCGATATGATACTGTTTTTTTAGGAGATACATAATCTACCCAAGCATCTGGTTTATCAATAGCTTTTGAATAGATTGCTAACTGTCTTGCAACAGAGTGTGGAATTCTACTTGGTATTGCTCTTGTAGTTTTTAAATCTCTAATATGATTATCAAACTCAAAATCAATAAATCCCTTAATAGGTACACTAATATTATCTAAATTAAGGTTTATAAGACATTGTGTGCCTACTGGTTGTTCTTTTATATCATCATAACTAGGAAGTATATTTTCTATATATTTTGATAAATTATTGTGTTCTTTCCAATATTTTTCATCTTGTTCAATCTTTTTACTTTTACACTCACTTTCAAAATATTGAGTAGCAATATCAATACATTCAATTTCTTCTTTTGCATAAAAAAGTCTTTCAGAGATAGCAACTTCTACTGCTTGTCCTCTTATTGTTGCTGAACTACCATCAAATGTATCTATATCTGCATACTTCATGATAAATTTTGCTTTATCTCGCATAAATAGATTGATTGATGATGGGGAATAATGTTTTGGTTTTTTTATTTTCATTTTTACCTCTTGGGTTTTTTTCAATTTTATTATACAAATAGTAAAAGTTATGTCAAACAAAAATTGACATTATGTATATTTGAGGTTATTATTTGTCTATGCAACTTAAAGAATATTTAAAACAAAATAAAATTTCAAAAGAAGATTTTGCCCACTCACTAGGTGCATCTTATGGTTCTGTCATAAAATGGACTTATGGTGGTAGATTTCCTAGACCTCAAACACTTCAAAAAATACATGAACTAACTGAAGGTCAAGTAACTGCTTATGATTTCATACAACAAGTTCAGAAATAAAAAAACTACAACATCTGATGGTAAAACTTTTGCATCAAAAAAAGAGGCAAACAGATATGAAGAACTTAAACTTTTACAAAAGTATGGAAAAATAAAAGATATTGAATTACAACCAAGAATCCCATTATTAGTAAATGGAAAGTCAATAGGTTATTACATAGGAGATTTTAGATACTATGATAATGAAAAACAAAGACTTATATTAGAAGATGTTAAATCACCGATTACTAAGACACCTATTTACAAACTTAAAAAGAAGATATTAGAAACATATCAACCTCCCATTGAGATTATAGAGATTTTCTAGTATAGTATAAAAGCTAAAAAGCACAAACAACTCCTAAATAGGATACAATATAAAAGATTAAGATGGACCCAGTTACTGCACTTGGAGTTGCTACTGCTACATTCAATACCCTAAAAAAAGGATTTTCTATTGGAAAAGATGCCCACTCTATGATGAATGATGTTGGGAAATGGATGTCAGCTATAGAAAACATTAAAAAACCTCAAAATAAAAACATAAAAAAAATAGGTACTGTTGAGCAGGAGGCATTAGACCAATATGGTGCAAAAAAGAAAGCTGAACAAATGGAAAGAGAACTTAAAATTTTTTTACAAGGCAACTATGGTATGGATGCTTGGGACGACCTAATGAGAATACAAGGTCGTATAAGAAAACAAAGAAGAATACAAGAAGAATATGAAAAGCGACAGAGAGAAGATGTCACAAATGCAATCGTTCTTGGAGTAGGAGTTTTAATCGGTGGTGGTGTTTTGATATGGATTTCATTTCTATATATGACATAAGATTCAAAAATGAATTACATAAAGATAAATATCCTTCACTCAAGGTAATGCCTTATAAATGTCCTGTCAGAATATGGAATAAAAATGCAAAACGAATTTTTATGGATGATAGTGAGATATATAAAATCTATGAACAGATTTGAGATAATTGTTACTCTTTTAATTATTCAGTTAATTTTACATATCATTGAATTAATTGTAGATATAGGGCAGATATTATGATTAAAAAAAAAATTGTACAAATAAAACAAAAATTTAGTAATGCAGATAATGTCATCGATTTATCGGTGGATATCTTTCTTATGATTTTTGATGTTCTCACAACACCATTACTCATACCTATCAGAATAACTAAATATTATATAAAAGGGTGGATAAAAGCATTTATCAAAAGATTCCTTAAAAAAACATATCATAAAATATATGATGAAAATAAAGATGCCTAGAAAAGAAAAGAGTGGACAAAAACCAATCAAAAATTTTTTAGTATATCATGGATATGATATTGATACAAAAAATTGGTTTGTAGAAATACAGATACCAGATTTAGGAATTGGCTCTATAATTAAATGGTTTTATTCAAAATCAGATTATGAAAGAGGATTAAGAAAAGTATTATGGACAATATATAAATAAAACAAAACAAAATTTAATTATACATTTTTTTAATGTACATTAAATTTATTACCAACCTTTTCTGTTTTTCTTTTTAACATGAATTACATTTCCTAAAATTAACCTGCCTGCTAGAGTCGTTGCTTTTGCATTCACTTGACTATTTTGATAAAGTTTTGCCTCATCATTCATAAGAAGACAATCTCCATTTTCTAGTTCAAGTAATTCAACATAGCCATCAACAAATTCTTGTGCTTCTTCAAGTGTTGGTTCTAATTCACATTCTAAAAATTTAGGCAACTTCATTTTGTAATCCTTTCAAATACCATTGTGGTGTTTCAATTTTCCATTTTGCAAACCTTGATTTATCTTTTATATAAAATTCTCTGTATGCATCAACATAAAATTTTTTTTTATACTTGTCTGGCATACATTGAGGTGGATTTTCCCATACTTCTGAGGAAAAGTTTTTTGGTAAAATACTAAATACTTGATATAATTCCTCTGCTTTATGAATATTATTATATCGTCTTCTATATTCATTGATACATTCTGACCATAAGTCAAATAAGTAAACATAATGGCGCCAAGATTGACGAACCCATTTCGTACTTGGGTGATTTATAAATGCTTTTTTATAAAGTTTTGGGTGATTATTATTATCAAGTATTCTATGTGTTGTTGAAAGCATTTGTCCATATTCTAATATCATTTTAACAATATGTTTATCACAATGATATCTTCCAGCTTTAAAAGGACATATATCAAGAAAAAATATGTTCATCTTAATATCCGAGGTTTAATTCGTAAAATAGAACATTGTAGGGAAACAGCATCACGAGTTTCTTGTGTTTCATCATGAAGGTGATTTTGTATATATTCACACTTGTGGTCTTCAATTATTCCTTTGCTAATGTCCACAGCTTGTTCTTGTATCCACTTTTTACTTCTGCGCATTTTCATTTGACTCACCACAATTTTTTTCATATTCATTAATATCTCCACACTCTTTTTCAAAATCTGCAATTTCTTTTTCTTTTACAACAATCATTTGAGTGATTTGGTCGTGCATTACTTGTAATCTTGCTTTTTCTTCATCCAAACTTGGAATTTTAAAAAAAGTACTATTTAATTGTTTTTCTACAAGATTAAGTAATCTTTTTAGTCTTGAAATATCGTTAAGTAAATTAACCATTATTTTTCTCCTTTTGTGAAATTATTTCCATATCCAAGATTAATAAAATCTTTTTTTGTGACTTTCTTATCTAATACATCTGCTAGAATGTATAATAAATCAATAGTGAAAGGATGTTCTTTTTCAAAAAAATCAACAACCATTTTTCCAGTAGCTGGGATTGCGCACCTTGGATTTTTATATCTATTTTTTAACATTATCTCACTCCCCAATCTTCAGCAATTATTTTTCTGCTTTCTCTTGTGTTATCATATATTCTAACATCATACCCTTCCATGCCTTGCACCTCTGCAAACTCATGGGCTTTAGATAAATCGTTAAAATCTCTTTCTTTAACTTTATTAGTAGTTTGATATTCTACTGTGTAATATTTTGACATATTTTTCTCCTTCTCTTACTATACAATATATTAAATATTACTATAGTCAACAATTATTTTACATTTTGTATAAAAAACTTTACAAATAATATCCAAGGAGTATTTTGTTTTTATGAGCTTTGAATGTATAGCTAAATGCCTACAAATAAATGATATCAGACCATCATCAAAATTAGTATTAATTATGTTAGGTAACTTTGCTGATGAAAACTATCAGAGTTATCCATCACACAGTAAACTTGCGCAACTATGTAATTGTGATGACAGAACGATTCGTAGATGTATTGAGGAATTAAAAGAAAGAAAGATAATAACAGTTAAAGAAAGATATAAAGATGGCAAACAAATAAGCAACCTATATACTATAAATTTTAGGGTGGACAAAAATGTAGATACAAAAGAAAATAGGGTGGACAAAATAGTTGATTTAGGGGGGACAAAAATGTACCACAATACTATCATTAATAAACCTATCAATAAGAAGATAATCAATGACTACCCAAAAGACTTTGAAATATTTTGGGAAGAGTATCCAAAGAGTAAAAATAAAAAATTTAAAAATGTTTGTTATAAACAATGGAAAAAAGTAAAAGAAAAAGAATTAATGTTACATTGTGTAAAAAATTATAAAAAAGTACAAAACCCAGAATTTATTCATTCACCATCAAGATGGATAAGAGATAAACTTTTTTTAGACTTTAAGGAAATAAAAATAGAACAGACAAATAAAAACAACTTAGCAGGATAACATGATAGAAAAACTTTTGAACTTAGGAATAAAAATAGATAATCATAATGGTAATTCAAAAACATTTTGTCCAAAATGTAAAGATAATAGAAAATCTCATAATAGACATGACACTCCATTGTCAGTAACTGTTGATAATGAAAAAGCAATATGGAATTGTCATAATTGTGGATATTCTGGAAAACTTAATAGATTTGAAAAACCTCAATTATATAAACCAAAACCAGAAAATAAAAATAGACTTTATGAATGGTTTTCTAAAAGAGGTATTAGTCAAAAGACGATAGATGATTTAGGAATTTATGAATACAATGGTTCTATTTGTTTTCCATATATTCAAGATGGGGAAACTTTAAATGTTAAGTACAGAACTTATGATAAAAGATTTACACAAAAACCAAATGCACAGAGAACTTTATATAATATTGATAATGTAAAAAAATATTGGAAACTAACTGGCAAAAAAAATCTCATTATTTGTGAGGGTGAAATGGATGTTGTTGCATTTTATGAGGCAGGAGTCATTAATGCAGTTACCCTTCCAGATGGTGCACCAAAAAAAGCTAAATTTGACTTAAATGATTTAAGATTTAATGCTCTAAAGAATTGTAAATGGCTAAATGATGTTGATAAAGTATATTTAGCTACAGACCAAGATGAAGCTGGAAAAGCATTACATTTAGAATTAATACACAGATTCGGAAAAGATAGATGTCTACAAGTAAAGTTTCCAAATCAATCTGGTGACATACCTACAAAAGATGCCAATGAGTGTTTAGTAAATTTAGGAAGAAATACTCTAATACAAACTCTTAAAGATGCAACTCCATACCCTATTGATGGAATTTATACTGTAAGAAATTATAAAAAAGAGATATTTGATATTTATGATGGCAACATACAAAGACCACTATCTACTGGTTTTCCTATTTTAGATACTATTTACAAAATACAACCAGCTACATTTCATTTAGTTACTGGAGTTCCGAATCATGGTAAGTCAAACTTTATTGACCAAATCGCAGTAAACCTATTTAGAAATAATGGATGGAAATTTTGTGTGTTTTCTCCAGAGCATTCAACACCACAACACATAAGAAGAATAGTTGAAAAAATAATAAAAAAACCTTTTGATACTGGTCTTTCTGAAAGAATGTCAAAAGATGAGTTGTATAAAGGATTAAAAATTTTAAATGAGAACTTCTTTTTTATGGAAAATAAAGATAATATACCATCTATAGATTGGATTTTATCCAAAGCAAAACAGAGTGTTTTGAAATTTGGGGTCAAAGGAATAATTATTGACCCATACAATGAAATCAATTCAACAAGAGAAGGGAATAAAAGAGAAGATGAACATATTAGAGATATTATTAGTAGCTGTAAAAAGTTCTGTAGAACGCATGAAATCGTACTATGGATGGTTGCGCACCCAAGTAAAATGCCTCGCAAAGATGATGGTAGCATACAAGTGCCCACGATGTATGATGTTAGTGGCTCTGCTCATTGGAATAATATGGCTGATGTTGGCTTGGTAGTTCATAGAGATTTTGAAAACAATTCAACAAGAGTTATCACCAGAAAAATAAGAGAACAAGGTTTATATGGAAATATTGGTGAATGTTTCTTTAAGTTTAATACAGAAAAAAGAGTATATGAAGAAATAATGAATCAAGAAACAGATAAAAGTTATTGGTATAATAATAGTTGATTTATTCCCAAAGTGTATATATGATTACTTATGCAAATTACAGAAGTAGATTTAAGCATAATAAAACCTTACGAAAATAATCCAAGAGTAATTTCTGATGAAGCAATTCACAAAGTATCAGAAAGTATAAAAAAATTTGGATGGCAACAGCCAATAGTTGTTGATAAAGACTATAATATTATTGTAGGACATACACGATATCATGCATCAAAAAGATTAGGCCTTACAAAAGTTCCTGTCAAAATTTTTGAAGATTTATCTCCAGATAAAATATCAGCATATAGACTACTTGATAATAAATTAAATGAGCTAACTGAATGGGAGGAAGTGCTCTTGCAGTCAGAATTAAGAGAAATACAGAACTCTGATGATTTAGAAAATTTACTTTTAATATTTGAAAAAACAACAAAAGAAATTCCTAAGATAGAAAATGATTTTGAAACCTTTGAAAGTGATGAAGGTTCTTATACTATGACTGATGATTTTGTTTCACTTTCATTAGTTATGACTCCAGAGGATAAAAAATATTGTATTAATACTCTTAAGTCCTTTATGCAGGACCATAATCTTGATACTATGAGCAATGCAATTTTATATATTTTGAAGGAGAAGATATGATTATAAATTATGAGCCAAAACATCTTGATTTTATAGATGCAACAAGAACAATGTATCCCACTAAAACAGTATGGATTACAGAAAATTATAAACTTGGAAATGAAACATCTACAATCTATGGATATGTTTTAGAAGGACAAGTTGATATAAAAGCTAATAATCAAACTTGGTTGATGCAAGAAGGAAATTACTTTGCATTTCATGGAGAAGTTGAATTCATTAAGGTAAAGAACACAAAAGTTTGGACAGTAGAAAAAAAGGGTTATAGATGTATGCCATTAGTAGGGCAAATTGAAGATAATGGTAGATTATCATATATTGATGGTTGTTCAGATTCTGTTTTAGTATCAATGCCAAGAATGGGTGACCCAGTTTTAAATTATCTACACTTTCCATCTGGTATATATCAAACACAACACACACACCCATCTATTCGCATGGGTATTGTTATAAAAGGAAGTGGTCAAGCATTTCAAGAAAAAGACACATATCAAGATGGTTGGGTAAAAGAATTAAAAAAAGGTTGTATGTTTATGTTAACAGAACAAGAACTTCACTCATTCAGAACAACATCTGATGTAATGGATATAATTGCATTTCATCCAGATTCAGATACTGGGCCAACAGACGAAAATCATTCAATGATAAATAGAACCTATATTGACCATGGAAAAAAATAAAATAGTCAAAGGCAAAATTATGGGGAGGAAAAAGAATGCTGGTAAAAGCTGTCTTGAACTGGCTAGAGAGAGGTTAGAAATAGCATTTGATAAACTTGATACTCTGATAGTTATGTTTTCTGGAGGCAAGGATAGTACTGCTTGTCTTAATCTTATGTTAGAACTTTATGAGAAAAAAGGTATAGAAAAAAAGTTAGAAGTTCATCACTTTGATGAGGAAGCTATTCCTTTTGAAACAGAACATTATGTTCGCAGAGTTGCACAGTTAAAAAATGTAGAATTAAAATGGTGGTGTATTCCAGTAAAACATAGAAATGGTTGTTCAAAAACTTCTCCATTTTGGTATCCATGGGCGCCAGAAGAAAAAGAGAAATGGGTCAGACCCCTTCCTCCAGAAGCCATAACAGAGTTACAAGGTTTTCCAGAAAAGGTAGAAGATCGATTAGCTATACCAGATTTGAATGGTCTTTTATTTAATCCTAAGAAATATGGCAATGTTGGTTTGGTTATGGGTATTCGTGCAGATGAATCTATCACAAGGTTAAGAGCAGTTTTGTCTGGAAGAAATAGAGAAGATGCATTTATAATTCCATTTAATGAGGGTACAGCACAAAAAAATGTTTATAAAGTATATCCGATTTATGATTGGGTCACTGCAGATGTATGGACAGCTCCTAAAAAGCTCGGTTGGGATTATAACACCACTTATGATATTTATGATAAAATTGGTCTTGCACCGAAAGACCAGAGAGTAGCACCTCCCTATGGGGAAGAACCAATGCGAGGATTATATCAATACAGAGAATGTTTTCCAGATATATGGGAGAAGATGCAGACAAGGGTTCCAGGAGCATCTACTGCCGCAAGGTACTCACATACCTATGTATATGCTTATGGTAAACTGCCGCCAAAACCTTCGGATATGGAATGGATTGAGTTTCTAAAGTTTTGGGTTGGCAGACATAAAAAAGAATACAGAAATCAAATATATGAGCAAATAAAAACCTTCATAAATAGTCATTATACAAAAACGAAAGAACCAATATTACAAAAAAATATACATCCATTAACTGGTATTTCTTGGGAGTTTCTTTTAAGAATAGCAATTAGAGGAGATTTTAAAGGAAGAAAGCTACCACGATTTGCATTAGATGACAAAGAATATATAACATTAAGGAGAAAATATAATGAAGCAAGGTATTCAAAATCAACCAATTAGTGAAGTAAAGTGGGTGCATAGAGATACACTCAAGGCAAATAATTATAATCCAAATAAAGTTGCGCCTATGGAGTTAAAACTTTTAATAGAATCAATACTAACTTGTGGGTGGACAACTCCAATAGTCATAAGGTCAGATAATGAGATTGTTGATGGCTTTCATAGGTGGACAATATCTTCAGATAAAAGAATATATGAGAAGCTAGAGGGAATGGTTCCTGTCGTAGTTATGGATGACTCAATGAAAATGTCGGAACAAATATCTGCTACAATTACACATAACAGAGCAAGAGGTTCGCATTATGTTATGAAAATGGCTAATATAGTTCGTGATTTAAAAGATAATCATTCACAAGATGATGAATGGATAAAAAAACATTTAGGTATGGAACAAGAAGAAATTGATAGATTGTATGATAATTCCAATTCCACCCAAACAAAAAGCGAAGATAACTTTAATGAAGGGTGGATTGGAGATTTCTCAAAATAATTAAAATATATTATAATGAGATTCCCTATATGATGAAGTTCGAGCATCATATAGGAACTGGGTATCAAGAGAAAAATTTTCATAACCTTCTTTTATAGTATTAAAATATCCTCTTGATGGGGGAGATATACGATTAGTTGTCATCACATAAGTCATAGCAACTTCATCATCTAGTTTAAAAAATAATTTATCATATAGGTGGGGAAAACCCTCATAAATATCTAGTGCTTCTTCACACCTTTCTGTGATTTCCCAGACACCCATAGGACAATGTGAACCATGTGATTCCTCAATATCTGCAACTCCTCTAAAAATAAGTCTAAAATTTGGAATCAAAATTCTTCCCAAAGGTTTTGCATTTGGACATCTCATGCTCATCTGACTTTTATTCAGATTACTTCCATAAGCTAGATACTTCATTATGCAGTCCTTTCTAAATCTTGACGACCTCTGAAGTAATAAGATACTTTCTCATCTATACCATTCCAAAGATTGTCTTCTATACCACAAACATTAGTAAGAAACTGTGCCAATCTTTCTTGATTTATAACTCTTGAACGACCACTTCCATCATAAAGAATTCTAAGTTGGGAAGTTGAGCATATTGAACTTACAACAAACTCACCATTTACTGGCTTTACTATGCACCATTTTCCATTTTTAAATTGAAGCTGTCTGTTGTGAAGTCTTAATCTGTTATTTATTTCAGAAAACTTCTGAGTCAACTTTGGAGTTCTTATTGACACATCTTCTCTAATATGACTGTCTTGATTTTTGTGAGATTCAGCTACAAAATCCATAAGAAATAAAATCCAGTTTTTTATTTTGAAAGCACTTAGTGTTCCAGAATGATGTCTAAATTCTATAGTTCTTGTTCTACTTGTAAGATTGCTTGTATTTACTTTTGAGAATTTGTTTCCAACTAAGTCTACTAATGTATTAGGTCTTGCTGTTTGTTGTCTTGAAAAATCAATATTAACTAAACTTCTACAGTAGTTGTTAGAATTTCCTTGTCTACTTGGTGGCATGAATCTATCAATATCAGACTCAAACTGTTTATATCTATCAACAATTTTTCTAATTGTTTTACCACTCATTGATTCCCAAGAAATATGAACATGTAATCCACATTGTCTGTTTACTGTTGCATTTGATTTTTGTAATGCATCACAAACTGCATCAATTTGGTCTAAGTTATCAATAGTAAGAACTGGAGAAACTAATTCACCACCTCTCATATTTCTTCCATAACCTCTTGATACTGAGCTATCAGAACAAACTTTCCAAACTGTAAAGTTGTTTGAAGCATGATATCCTTCTTGAATGTTAGTAATAGATTTTTGATTTAAGTTGCTTTGAACTGTTGATGCTTTTGCATCTTTGTATTCAATTTCAACTCCGAACTTTATAGTATTTTTCATGTTATCTCCCAGTTTTCGTTACTATATACTATTATATTATACTAATTGTATAAGAATACAAGGGCTAGACACAAAAAAAGGTAAAAAAAGAAATCAATAAAATCAATGACTTACGAAGATATGTTAAAAAATATTTTGTATTTGTTATAAATATTTAATATAACCTATATATATATGTTAAAAAACAACAAAAAGGAAGGTAAGAAATGACATATTATAATTCAAGTTTTATTGATAAGTGTTCTCACTTCATCAGTAAATGTGATAGTTTTGAAGAATATAAGGATATCTGTATATCACAGTTATCTTTCTTTCCAACTGTCAAATGGTCTGAAGTAAGTTCAGAAATTACAGCTAATTGGAATGAATATTGGGATAGATATAATGACCAATAATTCAATCCCTTTTGTTTGTAATAAATGTAATCATAAACAGTATTTTAGTTTTGATGAAAAACAAGTATCACAAACTAAACAAATGTTCATGATGGCAAATAATCTAATATTGTGTGAAAACTGTATAAATGCGAAGGAGAAAAAAAATGTTCAATTTTGAAAATGGTATTCCAATGCCAACAGAACACAAAAGAAGTAAATATACTTTTTTAAATGAAATGAAAATTGGTCAATCTTTTGTCGTACCGATAGGTTCAAGTTATTCTAAAGAAGTACCAAAATGGCGAAATCAATTTATGTATAGAAAATGGAAATGTTCTATCAGAAGAATTGATAATAATAATATAAGAATATGGAGGACAGAATGAAATTACTTACTCAAAAACAAGAAGAACAATTAAGAACTAATCATAAGAAAAGAAATGGTATAGCTTATGTGAAACTTTTCAATCCAAGTGGTAGTGGAACATGGTACTTATCAGAATTAGATGAGAACAATATTGCCTATGGTTTATGTGAAATACATGAAAAGGAATTAGGATATACTTCTCTTGATGAATTGAAGTCTATCAAAACAACTCCTTTCGGATTACCTATCGAAAGGGATAAGTATTTCGAGCCAACACCATTAGAGGAGTTAATGTAATGAAAAACATAATAGAAAACATTTTATTATTTATCATTTTTATATTACTTACAGCATTTTTTGTGGTGAGTTTACATTTAGCTCCTGTCATTGACCAATTTATTATTGAATCAAGACAACAATAATGATAAGTTTCTGATTATATTATGATAAGTTTTCTGGTGAGAGTATGGTAAAAAGATATTCAAAAATTGACATTACTTTCACCAAGAAAACAAAGAGAAGATATAAAAAAAAGGGACTAAGACATCAAAAGAAATTAAGTCCTAAATCTCATTTAAGACATAAATAGCAAGGTATCCCAGTACTTAAACAGTCATAGATACTTACTCACGGCTCTTAAAATCGTTTATTTTTTTACAAATTGTCTAAAAATTATTGAATTTGTTTAAATAGATGATATGTTTAATTATGGCATACAGTTTTGAAGAAATAGAAAAGATAAGACAAGAGTTCGTTCAAGGTACTGAGGAGAATGGTATCCTTAAAAATTTAAGTATAGAAAGTCTAGCAAGGAAATATAACATACCATCAATTACTCTTTATAGAAAATCAAAAGAGGATAATTGGAAACAACAACAAAAAGATTTTAAAGAAGAACTACAAAACGAAATTGATACTCAGAAAAGAGAGCAAATGACAAAAGAGGCAGTTGACTTTGACAGCAATAGTCTACGAATTGCAAAAGCACTGCAAGGTGAGATAGTAAAACTTCTAAATATATCAAATAAAAAAAGACAAGAAAATCCCGATGAATCATATTTCTCGCCATCTAGTTTAAATTCTCTAGGCATGGCACTGCAAACTTGTCAAAGAGTAGGAAGACTTGCACTTGGTGAGTCTACAGAAAACACGAATGTTACAAACAAACAATCCACGATTGAGGAAGCTTTCCAACTTATTGACGAAATCTGCGATAGCAGACGAGAAAGCCAATCTAACATACATTAAATATTATAACACAGCTCGAGATAAACAGCTCACACCTTTAGGAGATTGGAATATCTGGTTGATATTAGCTGGTCGAGGTTGGGGTAAAACAAGAACTGGTGCTTATGATATCATAAATTATGCTATAAGAAATCCTAATACAATATCTGCTGTTGTTGCTCCTACTTCTGGAGATTTAAGGAGAGTATGTTTTGATGGTGTGAGTGGCATAATATCTTTAATACCAAGAGAATGTCTAAATCAAGATACAAGAATATCATCTTATAATAAATCAACCTCTGAAATAAAGTTGTGGAATGGAAGTAAAATAGTAGGATTTTCTGCCGCTGAACCAGATAGATTAAGAGGAAGTCAGTTTCATCGTGCTTGGTGTGATGAATTGGCCGCATGGAGATATCCAGATACTTTTGACCAACTTATGTTTGGTATGCGATTAGGAAAAAAACCTCAAGTAGTTATCACAACAACACCAAGACCAGCTAACATAATAATTAGTTTATTAAAAAGAGAAAAAGAAGATGTCTTTGTTACTCGAGGAAATACTTTTGAAAACAAAGATAACCTTGCAGACTCTGCTCTTGCTCAGTTTAAAGATAGGTATGAAGGTACAAGATTAGGAAGGCAAGAACTATATGCAGAAATCCTTGATGATGTTGAAGGTGCTTTATGGACACATGGTCAATTAGAAAAATGTCGAGTAAATCAAGAACAACTTCCAGAATTTTCAAAGATAGTTGTAGGTATTGACCCTGCCCTAACAGCAAATAAAAATAGTGATGAAACTGGTATTGTTGTTGCAAGTTTGGGAGAAAATGGGTATTACTATATATTAGAAGATAAAAGTGGTAAATATTCTCCAGATAGTTGGGGTCGTATTGCAGTAGACCTCTTTTATCGTTATAATGCAAATATGATTGTTGCTGAAATAAATAATGGTGGCGATTTAGTTGAAAGATTGTTGCGAGGTATAGATAAAAATGTTGTCATTAAAACTGTGCATGCAACAAGAGGTAAAATGATAAGGGCAGAACCAGTGTCAGCATTATATGAGCAAAAGAAAGTTTTTCATTGTGGTATATTTAACACACTTGAAGAACAGATGTGTTCATTTAATGGAGATATAGGAAAGAGAAGCCCAGATAGATTAGATGCTCTAGTTTGGGCACTAACACAATTAAGTGCTTCTAGTGGGAAGCCATTATGGAGAGTTAGTTAAATGAGCATACTAGATGATATAAAAAAAATCTTTACAAAAAACATCAAAACAAAACAAGCACCAATAACAGTTTATAACAATGTTGGGTATTCAACACCGAAAAGGGATTCATTTATTCAATATGCACAAGAAGGATATGAAGAAAATGCAGTTGTTTACAAATGTGTAAATGAAATTGCAAATGGTGCATCAAGTGTCAGATTTCAAATATTTGATGATGAAACAAAACTAGATGCACACCCACTTATAAATTTATTAGAAAGACCTAATCCTTTACAAGCAGGTAATGAGTTTTTTCAAAGTTTATATTCGTATTTATTATTATCTGGGAATAGTTATGTTTTACGAACTGGTGCAGACAGTCAACCTCCAAAAGAATTGCATCTTTTAAGACCAGACAGAATTAAAATTCAACCAAGTAACACCACAATTCCAAAGTCATACGATTATGAATTAAGTGGGCAAACAGTAAACACATATATGGTAGACCCAGAAACTGGTGAATCTGAAATTAAACATTTTAAATTATGGAATCCTCTTGATGATTATTATGGATTAAGTCCTATAAGAGCCGCAAGTGTAGATATTGACCAACATAATTATGCCGCCAAACATAATGTTAACCTTCTAATGAATGGTGCTAGACCAAGTGGTGCTATTGTATTTAGACCAAAAGATGAAGCTGGCATGAATGTTCAACTCACAGAATCACAAAGACAACAGCTTATGTCTGACCTAGAATTAAGATTTCAAGGAACAGATAATGCTGGCAGAGCCATGTTATTAGAAGGAGATTTTGATTGGAAAGAAATGGGATTATCTCCCAAAGATATGGATTTCTTACAATTAAAAAATATGAGTGCTAGAGATATAGCTATGTGTTTTGGTGTTCCAAGTCAACTCGTAGGAATACCAGATGCACAAACTTATTCTAATGTGCAAGAAGCAAGGTTAGCTTTGTATGAAGAAACAATAATTCCATTGATAAGAAGGGTAGAATCTGACCTCAATGAATATCTTAGTCCATATTATGGTGATAGCATTCGTATTCAATATGACATAGATTCAATACCTGCGATGGCAGAGAGAAGAAAAAGAGTTTATGAAAATGTAACAGTTGCAGTAAGAGAAGGTATTATATCAAGGAATGAAGCAAGAGAAAGACTTGGATTAGAACCTATTACTGGAGGTGATGAAGTTTACATAAGTGCAAACCTATTTCCACTTGGAGAACCAGAGGTTTCAGACTTAGAAGATGACTCTCAAGATAAAGATTTATTTAGTGTTTATGGAAAAAGAGAAATAAGAAAAGATGTTTTTACAACTGAAGAAGAAGCTGAAGAAAGGGCAGAAGAATTAGGATGTAGTGGAATACATGAGCATGAAACCGATGATGGCACAGTATTTATGCCTTGTTCATCTCATGCTGACTATGAAAGAATTACAGGAGAAGAATTAAAATATCATACTGCTGACCCAGAGTATCAAGTAAGACAAGACCCAAGGTTTGGAGAAGGTGAAGATATTTTTGAAACAGTATCTGAGGCATCTGATAGAGCAGAAGAACTTGGGTGCGAAGGTACTCATACCCTCAAAACTCCAGATGGTAATATTTATATGCCTTGTAGAAGTCATTCAATTTATTTAAGAGTAACAGGACAAGACAAAGCAGTTGCAGATATAGACACAACTCCAACTAATGCAATGGCAGAGGAAGCAAGAAAAGGATTAGAGTGGAGGAAAGAATTTAAAAGAGGAGGCACTGCAGTAGGTGTAGCAAGAGCCAATCAATTAGTTCGTAAAGAAAAGTTATCACCAAGAACAGTAATGAGAATGCATAGTTTTTTCTCTAGGCATGAAGTAGATAAACAAGCAGAGGGATTTAGAAGTGGAGAAGATGGATATCCGAGTGCTGGTAGAATTGCTTGGGCTTTATGGGGAGGAGATGCAGGACAAACTTGGGCTAAACGAAAAAGGGACCAAATAAAAGATGAGTTAGAAAAATCTGCTTGTTGTGAAGATTGTGAGGAAAAACAGGAAGTAACAGGTAAGATTAAAAAAACTTTAGAAAACAAAGTAAAAGAACATAATGATAAGCATGGAAGTAAAAAGGGAAAAAGAGTTACACTCCGAATGTTGAGTGCAGTTTTTAGAAGAGGTGTAGGTGCTTATAGAACAAATCCAGAGTCTGTGCGAAGAAATGTAACTGGACCAGACCAATGGGGGGTTGCAAGAGTCAATGCTTTCCTATATGCTGTTCGAACTGGAAGGTTTAGAAGTGGACAGTTTGATAGAGATTTATTACCAAGAGAACATCCACTTTATAGACCAAAAGGTAAAGATGATTAATAAAAAGGGAAAAAATGGCAAGAGTCACAAACCATGCAGTATTGCAAGATACTTATAGTATTTTTTTAGATTTTAAAAAAGACTACAACAAAACTGCAAAAGAATTAGGTATCAAAAGAAGTACACTCAACGCAAGGATTAACAAATATAGAAAACAGAATGATATAAATCCATACAAAGATGAATTAAATGTAATGGGTAAAAAACCCATTGAAAGAGTCAAAGAGGAATTACAGGAAATAGTTGTTCCTAAATTATTAAATAATCCAGATGAACCAATCGAAGATTTAGTAGAAAGACTTACAACAAACTTTCAAAGAACTAAATTACATCAAGATGAAAAAAGATGGCGACAAGTAGAAGTTAATACTGATGAGCCAATAGGATTAGCTTGGTTAGGTGACCCTCATATTGATGACCCTCATTGTGATTGGGTTACTTTACGAAGGGATTTAAATGTTATAAAAAAAACAAAAGGTATGCGAGGTTGCTCATTAGGTGACCAAACAAATAACTGGGTTGGTAGACTTTCAAGACTTTATGAGAATCATACAGTAACAAAACAAGATAGTTGGAGATTAGTTGAATGGTTAATCAGAGAAATGAACCCTTTGTTATTAATTGCAGGAAATCATGATATGTGGAGTGGTAACTCTGACCCTGTCAAATGGATGATGAGAAAACATCAGATATATGAAACTTGGCAAGCAAGATTAGAATTAAATTTCATTAACAAGAGAAAAGTAAAGATAATTGCATCACATGATTTTCCAGGACACTCAATGTGGAATAATCTTCATGGACAAATGAAGGCGGCAAAATTTTTATCATCAGCTCATTTATATATTGCAGGTCATAAACATAATTGGGCTTTACAACAGCTTGAACTTCCAGAAAATGATATGTGTGTATGGTTAGCTAGAGCAAGAGGATATAAGTTTTATGATGAACATGCTATGAGATATGGATTTGAAGAACAAAGATATGGTCACTCTATATGTACAATTATTAATCCAAAAGCTACCAATAAAACTGATTTAATGATATGCTTTGCTAATCTTGAGGAAGGTGCTGATTACTTAACATGGAAAAGAAAAAAACTAAAGTAAAACAATTTCATCTATCCTCAAGAAGGAGATTAAATCTTCGTAAAGAGTTTCAAGAACAAACAAGACTTAGAAATAATTATGAAAGAAAATTCAGAAAACAATTAAGAGATTTTTTTGCAAAATTATATGATGAGTATTCTAAGGAATATGAAAATCTTGGTGATACAAGTGTAGTATTTCAAAGACTACAACCAGAATTATTCCAAATATTTGATAATCATTATAGAACTGTAATTGAAGTATTTGGTTTAAGAATGTTAAGAGAGTTAAGAAAACAAGAGGAACAGTTTGAAATAATTTATAGAGATTATGCAAGAGTAAATTTAGGAACTAAGATAGTAGGAATAGCAGAAGTAACAAGACGACATATTCAAAAAATAGTTTTAAAAAACCTTGATGAAAATTTAGGAGTTGTTGCTATTGCTAAGGACATAAAAAAAGCTGGAAGAAGCTCATTTACCAGATATAGAAGCTCAATGATTGCAAGAACTGAAACACATAGTGCCGCAAGTTTTGCAAATCATAGGGTAGCACAATCTATGAATTTACCTAATCAAAGAAAAAGATGGATTGCTACATTAGATGCTCGAACAAGAAATGCTCATATGAATATCAATGGTACAGAAATAGGTATTGATGATGATTTTAATGTGAATGGCGCACCTATGTCATATCCAGGTGACCCAAGAGGTGGAGCTGGTAATGTGATAAACTGTAGATGTGTATTGTTATATATAAATGATTTAGATGAAATTGAATAAGGACTAAGACTGTATAAAACTGGGGAGGGTCTTAATCCTTATTCTACTTTAACGAATCTAAAGACTACATAACAACAAAAAGTCTTTAGACATCAATAATATAACATAATATGACAAAAAAACAATACATAAAGTATAAAAATGTTAAAAAAACCGAAGATATGGTTGTTATTTAGTTAAAAGTCTGATAAAAAATAGATATGCCAATACCAAAACCAACTGGCTCTGAAACTGAAGATGAATTTATGGGTAGATGTATGGAAGACCCACAAATGCAAAGTGAATATGGTAGAAGTCAAAGGACAGCAGTTTGTCTGGATAGTTTTAGAGGAAAGGATAAAGAAAAAATGAGTGAATTAGAAAACTTTGAAAATCACGATAATGAAACAAAATATCTGGATATAAACTGTGAATGGAAAATTGAGCAAGAAGAAGATGATGATAAGGAAGGAAGATTTTCTGGATATGCATCTATTTTTGGAAATAAAGATTTAGGAAATGATGTTGTAGAAAAAGGTGCTTTTACAAAATCGTTAAAAAGAAAAAGTCCGAAACAAATTAAAATGTTATTCATGCATAAAACTGATGAACCTATAGGAGTCTTTGAAAAAATGGAAGAAGATACTAAAGGTTTAAGAGTAGAGGGAAAATTAGCATTAGGAACACAAAGAGGCAGAGAGGTTCATGAATTAATGAAGATGGGTGCTATTGATGGTCTTTCTATTGGTTATAAAGTAGATGCAAAGGGATATAATTATGATGATGATGGAAAAAAAAGAATGTTGAAAGATGTAGATTTGATGGAAATTTCAGCAGTAACCTTTCCTATGAATCCTAAAGCTAGAATAAGGAAAGTGAAAGGTGCTGAATGTACGATTAGGGACTGGGAAGAAATGTTGCGAGATGTTGCAGGACTTTCTAGAAACGAATCAAAAATAGGTGCAAAAGCACTTACTAAGGCACTTTCTCAGCGAGATGTTGATGATGGTATGCCAGAACTATTAAACTCAATTAATAACTTAACAACAACTTTACAAGGAGATAAATAAATGTCTGAAGTTGACCAAAAACAAGTTAAGGAAGCAGTTGATTCAATGGGTAAAGCATTTGAGGAATTCAAATCTACCAATGATAAAAAAATTGCTGACTTAGAAAAAAAAGGTTCAACAGACCCTCTAGTTGAAGATAAATTGTCAAAGATTGAGAAGTCGTTAGATAGTTTGGAAGATATAAACCAACAAGTAACACTTGCCAAGAAAAGACAAGAACAACATGAGGAAAAACTAGCTACATTCGAGTCTATGTTAAAAAGACCAAATGTAGGTGGCTCTGCTGAACAAATTGAAAAAAAAGTAGCTATCTTTGATAGATGGCTTAGAAAAGGCAAAGAAAATCTTGCACCAGAAGAAATCAAGGCGCTAACTGTGTCTGATGATACTTCTGCAGGTTTCCTTGCTCCACCAGAGTATATGAGAGAACTTTTGAAAACTCTTACTGAGATTTCTCCAGTTCGTTCCATTGCAAGAGTAAGAGCAACTTCCCAAAGGTCAGTACAAGTGCCTGTAAGAAGCGCAACTTTCTCAGCTCAATGGGTTTCTGAATCTGGTTCAAGAAGTGAAACTACTGGATATACAACACAGTTGGAAGAAATTCCATGTCATGAAGTATATGCTTTAGTAGATATTTCTGAGCAAGAATTAGAAGATTCAGTATTTGACTTAGAATCTGAAATGCAACAAGAGTTTGCAACACAATTTGCAAAAGCTGAAGGTCTTGCTATGACAACTGGTGATAAAATCAATAAACCAGAAGGATTTACAACTAATGTTGGAACATCTGTTACTGGTGGAAGTGGTGCTTTAACAGCTGACACATTACTTGACCTAGTTCATTCAATAAAAACCCCTTACAACCAAAATTCAATTTTGGCATTCAATAGAAACACTTTAGCTGACATTAGACAGCTTAAAGATGGAAATAATCAATATGTATTCCAACCTGGAATGACTTTGGTTGCTGGTGTTCCTAATACTATTTTAGGATATCCTTATGTTGAAATGCCAGATATGGCTGATGTTGCCTCTAGTGCTATTTGTGTAGTATTTGGAGATTTCAGAAGCGCATATATGGTTGTAGATAGAGTTAACCTTTCAGTACTTCGTGACCCATTCACTCAAGCTACTTCTGGTAATGTTAGATATGTTGCAAGAAGAAGAGTTGGTGGACAAGTAGTATTGAATGAAGCATTAGCTAAATATGTACCTAGCTAGGAAAGGAGAATAGCATGAATTTTGATTTAGCAAATAACACAGCAGTTGCCCTTTCTTACAAACCAACAGTAACTACTGCCGCCGCCAATGGCACAGGTGTAGATTTACAAGGTTATAAAAGTGCAACTCTAATAGCTTTCATTGGAGCAGAAGGAGATACATTATCTAGTTCTGTTTACTTTGAAATTTCACTAGAACATTCTGATGATAACTCATCTTTTTCAGATGTTACACAATCTGATATTACTAACGGCACTATTGCCGCTGGTGGTATTTGGTTAAAGGTTGATGGTACTGGTACTGCTGGTACATCTGGTAATCCAGACTCAACTGGAACTGTAACTCAAGTGGGTTATATTGGTGGAAAAAGATACATAAGAGGAGTAATAGCAAAAACTGGAACTCACTCTAATGGAACACCAATCGGTCTAATGGTTGTTAAAGGTAATGCTCTGCATTCATCTGATAATGCCATTACTGCTCATAATGCGTAATAGTTAATAGACTAAGAATAAGGAGGGGATTTATTTCCCTCCTTTTCTTTAAACGGAGAAAAAAATATGCCATTTAAAATGATTCATAAAAAAGTAGGGATTTCAGATTCCCTTGGTGTTACCACGAAAGTATATGAGGTTGATGAAGTGATAGATGATAATGAAGATTGGAAAAAAAATTTAGGACAAAGATTTGTAGAAAGTGGGAATGCTATGTATGTAGATGCAGAGGTTGTTGTGCCAATGACAAAATCTTATGATGATTTACCATCTGATGTAGAACCAAAAGAAGAAAAACCAAAAAAGAAAAAGAAAAAATCATTTTTCGGTAAAAAATAAGGAGTAAGCATGTCAAGAAATCTAACCTCTGGTTTTTTGACTGAACTATCAGCAAGTTCCTTAAAACCTTTTTATGCAATAAAAGCTGAATTTCAAGAAGGTGCTGTTCGTTTATGGACTGGTTATGGAGAAATAACTATAAGTTCAGAAACATATACTGGTAGTGGTTCATTTTTAAATATATCTAAAGTTGAAGAAACATCAGAAATAAAAGCTACCTCACTATCAGTAGCACTATCTGGTCTTGATTCAAGTATTTTATCTGCGGCAATTAATGCTAACTATCAAAATAGAACTCTAACTTTGTTTTTAGGAATGTTAGATACAAATTATAGTATTATTGCAGATGTTTATCAATTATTTCAAGGAAGAATGGATACTATGACAATAAATGATGCTGGTGAATCATCGTCTATAGTTCTTACAGTTGAATCAAGATTAATTGACCTAGAAAAACCAAATGAAAGACGATATACAGCAGAGGAACAGAAAACATTATTTACCAGCGATAAAGGATTAGAATTTGTAACTGATTTGCAAGATAAAGAAATAAATTGGGGTACTGCATCAAGATGAGGGTACAAAATTGGGAAAGTAAGTTATCAAATTATATTGAAGAATGTAGAAATAAGAAATTTTCTTGGGATTCAAATAATTGTGGACAATTTGTCTTAGAATGGGAAAAAATCTTGATGGGTAAAACAAAATTCCCAGAATTTTATAAAAAATATAAATCTTTAAAAGAATTAAAAGAAAAGCTAAAAGAATGTGGTTTTAAAAGCTGGATAACCCTGTTTAATCAACGATTAACAAGAATTAATACTCAACTAGCTCAAAGAGGGGATTTAGTTACTCTTAGGGCTAAAAACAGCTTTTGTATGGGTATATGTATTGGTAGAAATTGTGCTTTTCTAGGAGATGAAAAACTTGAGTTTGTTTCAATAGACCATATACAATATGCTTGGAGGTGGTTCTAATGTCATCAATAGGTTCAGCATTTCAAAGAGTAACAAGGGCAGTAACAAGGGCAGTTAGTGCTGTTCCTGTAATTGGCCCAACTATTGGTAGTTTGGGAACTGCCGCCTTTGGCACAATAGCAAGTGGTATTGATGCTTTAACTGGTGGTATTTTTGGATTAACACCTCAACAGAAACTCCCAGATTTATCTTTAAATTTTTCTGGTTTTGGTTCGCAAGCACAAAGTCGTTTAGTTTCTTTGAAACAAGCTATAATGACAAGACAAGTTATTTATGGCACACGAAGGATAGCTGGAAATTTAGTTTATGCAGAAACAACTGGTTCTACAAATACCTTTTTGCATTTAGTATATGCGATTGCTGGACATGAGATTGATAGTTTTGTTTCCTTTAAAATTAATGAAGATGATGTGACATTAGATACAGATGGCTTTGTAAATGAATCTAAATATAAATCTGGTTCTGAAAAAATGGTAAGAATTAAATATCATACTGGAACAGATACACAAAGTGCTGATAGTGATTTAGTTTCTGAATCTAATAATTTATGGACAGATGAACACAAGCTGAGTGGTATTGCTTACTTTTATGTAAGATTAAAATTTGATAGCACAGTATTTCCTAATGGTATTCCTAACATAACGACAACTGTTAGAGGAAAAAAAGTTTTAGACCCTAGAACCTCAACAACAGCATATTCATCTAATTCAGCATTATGTCTTAGGGATTATCTAACAAACTCAAGATTTGGATTAGGTGCAAATTCATCAGAAATAAATGATACATCATTTTCAGCTGGTGCAAATAGTTGTGATGAAGATGTTACACTTGCAACTCCTATTAGTAAGACATTTAATGCCTCCTCTGATGTTTCTTCATCTAATGAAACAATTACAATTCTAGGTCATGGATTAGAAACAGGATATGCAGTAACATATTCAACTGAAGGTGGTACTAACATAAGTGGTTTATCCAATAGCACAGTCTATTATGTTATCAGAGTTGATAATGATACGATTAAACTTGCTACTTCATCTAGTAATGCTACTGCTGGCACAGCTATAAATATCACAGCTGGTTCTAGTGAAACACAAGCACTTAAAAGACTTGTAGAAAAAAGATATGAATGTCATGGTATTTTAGATACTGGACAAACACCAGCAAAAATTTTAACTGGAATGACATCTTCATGTATTGGGCTTGTTTATTATTCTGGAGGGAAATGGTCAATTAAAGTAGGTGAATATGTTTCCCCAACTATAACCTTAGATGAAGATGATTTAGCTGGACCCATAACTCTAGGAACAAGAAACTCAAGACGAGATTCATTTAATGCTGTTAAAGGTATTTTTGCTGACCCAGATGAAAATTATCAACCAACAGATTTTCCAGCAATTACATCTAATGTGTTTGAAGCAGAGGATAACTCAGAAAGAATTTTTAGGGATATTGAATTAGCATACACAACATCTCCTTCAATGGCACAAAGAATTGCAAAAATTGTTTTATTTAGAAACAGAGAGCAAATGACATTAAGTGTACCTGTTAAATTAACAGGATTTAATGTTGAGATAGGAGATACAATACAAATAACTAATTCACGATTTGGATTTTCTGCAAAAACATTTGAAGTAGCAAATTGGAATTTTCAAACCAGTGCTGATGGCATTTTAGTCCTTGCACTTACACTTAAAGAAATATCATCAGCAGTTTATGATTGGAGTGCAGAAGAGTCAGATATTACAACAGGAGATACAACCCTTCCAGATATATTCAATGTTTCTCCTCCAGGATTAACAGCTTCAGATGTTCTAAGAGCATTTAACCAAGAAGCTGTGACAGTTTTAATTGTTGATGTAAGTACATCTGATGCTTTTGTGCAAGATTTTGAGGTAGAGGCAAAACAAACAAGTGATTCTAATTATGTAAGTTTAGGTAAATCATCAACGAATAGATATGAATTACTTAATGTAGAAGATGGCGCAACTTATGATGTAAGAGCAAGAGCAGTCACTTCATTAGGTTCAAAGTCTGACTTTGCAAGTGCACAACACCAAGTTGTTGGTAAAACTGCACCTCCAAGTGATGTAACAAACTTCTCTGTAAATGTCATAGATGATGTTGCTCATTTAACATGGACTCCTGTTCCAGACTTAGATTTATCACATTATAAAATAAGACATACAGCAGAAAGAGATAGTCCAAGATATGTTGCGGCACAAACAGTAGTAGAAAAAGTTGCAAGACCAGCTCAGTCAGTAACAGTTCCAGCTATGACAGGAACTTACTTTTGTAAAGCTGTTGACAAGTTAGGTAATCTTTCAGAAAGTCCTGCATCAACTCAAGTTCTTATAGGAGATACGATATTCAATCAAGTAAATACTATTGAAACCATTACCGAAAATCCATCTTTTGCTGGTACTGTTTCCAATGTTGTAAAGACATCAAGCAATACTTTAATCCTTGATACTTCCACAAACTTTGATAGTGTTGCTGGAAATTTTGATGATGCAACAGGAAACTTTGATGGTGGTGGTGGTAATGTTTCATCACAAGGAACTTATGACTTTGCAACAAAAACAGATTTAGGTGCTAAATTCAAAACACGAATAAATTATTCATTAACAGTTGATAGAGTAGAATATGTATCTTCATTTGATGATGCAAGTGGAAATTTTGATGATAGAGAAGGTAATTTTGATGGAGATGTAAATGCTTTTGATACGACAGATGTAGAAATGCAAATTGCAACAACAGATGATGACCCAGCTAGTGGAAGTGCAAGTTTTACTACATTTAGACCATTTATATCTGGAGAGTATGAGGGTAGAGGGTTTAAATATAGATTGGTACTTACTACAAGTGATTCTCAAGCATCACCAACAGTTTCAGCTTTATCAGTTAAGGTAGAAATGATTGACAGAAGATTAGCTGATGGTGATATAACAAGTGGCACTGCTAGTGGTGGTAAAGTTGTAAGTTATGCTAAAGCATTCAAAGAACTTGAATCGTTACAAATAACAGGACAAAACTTGAATAGTGGTGATACCTATGCTATAACAAATAAAACTACGAGTGGTTTTACTGTTAAATTTTTAAATAGTAGTGGCTCTGTAGTAAATAGGACTTTTGATTATGTCGCAACTGGTTATGGAACAGTAATTTCGTAAGGAGAAAAAAATATGTCACAACATGATATGAATATTGCGAACCAAGGTTTCCCAGCATTTAGGTCAGATTTAAACAATGCTCTTGTTGCACTAGCAACTACAAGTAATGGAACATCTGCGCCATCTACTACATTTGCCTATCAAATGTGGGTAGACACTACTACTGCAACAGGAAATATTTTATATATTCGTAATTCAGCGAATGATGGAAACATTGAAATTGCAAGAATAAATCAATCAACAGGAAAGTTTATATTTTCAGAAACAGCACAATTTGAAGATGGAAGTGCTGGTGCACCAAGTATCTCATTTATATCTGATGCTGATACAGGGTTTTATAGACAAGGTGCAAATAGAATGGATGGTGTAGCTGGAGGAACTATTGGATTCACATTAGGTGCATCTGGAATTGTAGTTAATGAAAACTCTGAAGATGCTATGGATTTTAGAGTTGAGTCAACAAGTGATACTCATAAATTATTTATTGATTCTTCAGCAGACCAAATATTATTTCATGATGATACTTCAGTTACTATAGGTGGGGTTGTTTCAGAATTTCAATGTAATGCAGTAGATTCAGCGCAAGGAACATCATCATTTACAAGATTTAGTGCAGATGCAAATGGACATTCCCTAGCATTAGGTAAATCAAGAGCGGCAACTGTTGGTACATTCACAGTTGTGCAAGATAATGATGTTTTAGGTTCTATAGACTTTTATGGTGCAGATGGAAGTGATATGGCTACTCCAGGTGCTAAAATTTCAGCAAGAGTAAATGGAACTCCAGGTGCTAATGATTTGCCAACTGAACTTGTGTTTGGAACAACAGCAGATGGTGCAAATAGTATTACAGAACGATTAACAATATCACAATCTGGGCATATAGCGACAGTAAGTGGTAATGCTTCAACTTCTTCAACACCTAAAACTAATTC